GTATTAATTGGTTTATTACAGCGTATCGTATATACTTGCTCATTGTTTTTGCTCCACATTTTCCGGCTTGATGGTTACAAGCATATGCAAGCAATGGCTCAAGATACACTCTGTAATCTTTTCTGATTTTATCTGACATATTGCATATCATTTTAATTCCCAAGCAATAGGACTAAACCCGTCAGCATCCTGTAGGTCTGCAGGAGATACCTTTGCCTTGAATTTAGACGGATAATCGATTCCGTCTTTTATTGTCTGCTGATAGTAATATTCAGAACAGTACGCACGTTTGTGATTGTCGTTAATTCTTTTAAAAACAAACGTGAGTAACCCTTTGTAATCGTATTCAATAGTCCTCCTGAAATCAACTATGACTCGCTCTTGAGCCAACAGCCTAGTGGTTTCATAGTCATATACCTTATGACGCTTAACCCCGACTATCCAGTTGCGCTTTGTGTTTTTGATGTAGTATGACAACGGATCTATTGACAGCCCCCTCCCGGTCATTTCTGCAATGACTTTCTGACCGTATAGGTCGATTACCATACCAACGTGAGTTGCCACATTACGATTTAGTGTTTTGCGAGTTACCAATCTGGTGATCCATGCGAATGGACTCGATGCTCCGCATAGAACTAAATCCATTGGATGCAAATTGTCGTAGTTAATATTCATTTGAAATACTCCTTGATAATGTGTCTGACCATATCCTGCCACGACCGGCAAGTCTTCTTCGCTTCTTCGTGGACGCGGTCTCTGAGATTTTTCTCAAGACGCATTTTTACTGATTCGGTATCCGGTTTTTTCATACTTCTCCTTTGTCACCAAAGACTGAATTGTTGTTTTCGTCAGGGTCTGGTATGTAACAACCCATATTAGCAAAATCGTATTTAATTCTGTGCATTACCTCTTCCCAATCTTCGGTAGTCCATTTGTCAAGCGAGGACGACCGAACATACTTCATGCCTTTTGAATCTTCAGCGATAAAATACTTGGCAGCTATTATCCCATGTACAATATCATGCTCCCATGATGGGTATCCCATGTAATCTGCAATGATCGGGATCACTACCCCACGGTAATATTTGTTCTGGGAGTTTGACTTTTGCTTTTTGATAGAGTCAATTGTAACAGCAACTCTACCATTTTTTGCACCAGACAGAAATACGTTTAGTGCCATTGGATCGTTAGGAATCAACTTTCCTTTGTCAACGTGAGCAATGAAAGTATAAGGGAACGATTTCATAGCTTCATCTCTGTCTGAAGGACTTGGTTTCCACCATCGATCACAGTGAAATTTGGTTCGATATGATCGCAGTTAATTTTCTTCAAAAAAAATCTCAGGCTCCTCTTGGCTCAAGAGATCGTTTGGGGAAGTCTCTTCGTTTTTCTTCGTTCGCTTCCGGTGAGTAGAGGGTCTTGTATGCATTCCCACCGAATTCCGTCTGTCTCTCTCACAAATTTGATGTCCAAATGGAACCTCCTTGTAATGCTTCATCATTTCAATGCTGACGATTCTGTCTTCTATTGGAATGATTGTTCTGATCCAAATAGAGTTCCCAACCATGTTTTCGTACCTATGCCATTTTTTCATTACAGGCACGAGAACACACCGACAGTTAACAGCGATAGAACATACATAAATCCAATTACCATTAAAACTATAAACGCAATTACGAAAAATGCTGCTATGTCATATCTGCTCATTACAGTCTCCAGATCGATGTTATGATTATGACCATGGCGACAATGAAAATCGCCATGATCAATTCGTTGGTATTAGAATGGACAGCCGTCATCAGCCATACTCTGATTGTCTTCAAGTTTCGGAGGATTGACACCCGAATCTCCGCTCAGTTCGTTGAATTTTTTACAGATCTCGACAGCAGACATTGCGTCTACAGGTTTGACTGAAAATAATGCATTGAGGAACCTAACCCGTGGACGAGACTTCCCTTCGTACTCCTCCATCTCAATTACAGCCGTAGCCTTGGTTCCTGAGAATTGGTCAGGGTTATTAAATACGCTGATGTCATCACCGTCAAATCCAAAAACGTATTTGAGGCAGTTTTTGGTATTGATAATGGTTCCCTGAGTAATCCAGAGATCATAGCTTATAAATTGGTTGATCTTGTTCTCAGGTTCGGCAACCGGAGAATCGACAACCAACAGGATCTTGATAGAAGGAGTCTTGTTCTTTGACGAGTAAGCAAGAGCTGTCTTGCTCACCGTTACGTTGTACTTTCCGTTGAGAACTACGTTACTTGACATTTGCGTCTCCTTTGAAATTAGAGTTGCGTATCGTATCCAGCACAATCTGGAAATTATCTTGGGTTACTTTGTCGCTTCCGGTCGATGTCTTTAGCCACTCCTTGACATCAGAAGGATTAATGCCACGACTTGCACATTCATCAGCCAGCAGCTTGCGTTGAGCCACGTTGAGTGCATTGGATGGCTCTTTGGCTGCAGGCTCTTTGCGAGTACTCTTGGTATCATGGTTTCCACCTTCGTAGACATCGCTTGCAACTCCGAAGTATTTAAGGCACGTTCCAAGCGCATCGGTCGTTGCCATTTTGTATGCCTCGTCATTGCAGTGCATCCCTCGGGACTCTTTTTCTATCAGAAAATCACCTCCAATTGCGGTCACTGACTCTGACCAACCATGCTCAGTTGCAATTCTGACTGCTACTTTGACAAAAACCATTATCTGTCCATCCGTCCCGGGAACTTCCCACTCCCTGACGACGTCGAATTTCCATCCGATACCACAGGTTCCGTATACCTCAGTCATTGCCTTGTAACGCCACTGAGGATTGATGTCCGACTTCCCTGACAAACGACCTCCGCTTATGGTTTTTATAGCCCATTGAGGAGGTGTCTTGAGCTTGTTCCAATTTTCAAGATTGTCCATGATTGACTTCCTTTACTTGATTTGGAGGTTATTGTTGACTTTGAGTTCGGCGATTCCTTCGAGATTAACGCCTGAGGTTATTGCTTGTTTGAGATCGGGAAGGATCGGTTTCCGCTCGATCTTGCAGTACATATCCGGCACCTTGTCTGGATTAAGCACGTTGACCGAGGTCGACTTGCGCCAACCTATAACGGTATTGACACCGTCAATTTTCTCGCCAATCTGAACATTACGGATGATATACTTGCGGAGGTCTTCCGCTTCGTTCTCAACAGATCGCCGTCTGGCAGCAAGGATCCGCTCTTCCTCACGGATAGCTTTTGCTTCTGCCTCAAGCCCCTTGATGTATCGTGCTACATCGAGGCACTTCGAATCTCTTTCCATCTGGATCTGGTCGAGGAAATTTGACCAATCCTCAGGCAGTTCCCCCGTCTCAGGATTGACCAGTTCTTCGGCTACATTGATCGCCTCGACGAGCATGGAGTTAATTTCGTAAAGTTTCATTCTGCACCTCGATCCTGACCGCACTGATCTGAGCATCTGTTATGATCGACATCCCACTCGGCTCCGCATTCTGGACACATACTAACCTCCTCAGGTTTTGCGATCTACCTGACCGCATTATCAATATACCACTTTAATCAACGGTTGTCAACATTTATCTCAAATAAAATTTATCCATAATTTTTTTTCTCTGGAGTCCGTATTTTAACTCCAGAGACTTTCTCGTTTGTAAATTAGTTGCAAACAGGATCAGGTTGCACTTCAGGCATCTCCCGCTTGGCATTGCTACCCTTCCGCAGTCGCAGATATTGGGCATACAAGCGAAGTCCCTGCTCGACAACCTCATACTTGAATTCTCTTGTCTCATTGCTTATCCTCTCGATTTCTTTTGCAGATTCTGGCTTAACGGCGATGTGGATATAGTTATTGTCATACGTCAATTTCTTTGGCATAAGAGTCCCTTCCAGAAAATAAAGATTGTTTCAGTTCTTCTGCCTCTTTCTGAAGCTCTGCTATTTTCTGCATTGCCTCGGCTAAAAATGCGGCTTTCTCGGCGTGAATCTTTTTTTCCAGTTCTGTCAGGATATCAGATCCCTCTGGGACAACTATTTGTTCGGTTTTTTTGATCGGAACTACCGACTCTACGTCCGAGAATAGAACGCACATTTTTCCACCTCTCGGCTCGTATGACGGGTGACACCCTGCAGTAACTTGATAATCCATATTTCCTCCTGTTTGCAGGGGATTGCTCCCCTGCTGTTAATTATTTCAGTGCCCACTCGGTGCATGATGTCCCTGCAGATATTGATGACATTCCGGTCATCTCATGGGAGGTGACCCATATTATTTTTGATCAGATCGTATCCAGATGACAGGATCGCCGTGACCTGTGGAGTTCCGGTCTCATCAGTTACTCGTACAGCGGTCTTTCCGATTACCTCCTGCCATCCAATTACAACCGGAGCGGTCTCTACTGCTGCATACGGATCACTAAACACTACATTACGCATACCAACCTCCTCATAGGTTAATCAGCGACCTAATTGTCGCCGATATTTGTTTGCGAGCATCATGGCGAACGCACCCTGACGGCGAGTCAAGGAATCGAGGTTTGCCAATTCGTGACCAATTTTGGTATCTAATTTATTGAACCCAATTCCATTCTGTGACATGGCATGATCCATATCTGCAGATGCGATCCGGCGCAGATCAGCGTGAGCCTGTGCTATTTGATCATCGGTGATCGTCTCGACCAGAGCGTTAACCCGTGCCTGACGAGCGGATATGCGGTCAGATCTGCGGATCTCAGCTTGATCAGTATCATCTGAAGCCTCGACCGAAACAGCGATCTGGATGGGTTGCATTGCGTCTGTGAGATCCTGACCTCCTCCGTTGAGAGCGGTCTCGATGACTGCCTGTTTGGCTACAATAGTTTCTGCCAATTTCTGGTCTATTGATCCGTCTACGACAAGATGCTGAATGAGAACGCTATTGCGCTGTCCGATACGATGGGTTCTGTCTTCGCACTGGCTGATGTTCCCGGGAACCCAATCCAACTCTACGAAAACTACATGGCTCGATGCTGTCAGAGTTATACCGACTCCTGCAGCAGCTATGGATCCAATAAAGACTTTACATGACGGATCGTTCTGGAACTTATCGACCGATGCCTGACGGTCGCTCATCTTGTCCTCTCCGGTCAGTCTGACAGGATTGTAATCTGAGAGTCCGGACATGAGTGCTGCTACAACGTCATGGTGGTGGGCGAATACTACCACTTTTGCCTCATCTGCTGCAGCTGAGATATGCTCAATTGCGTACTCAACTTTGGCGAGAGCTGTTTCGTGACGGCACTTTGTCATCTCGGTAAAATGAACCTGTTCGGCTTCCTGCAGATCGGCAACGGCTTGCTCGTATCCATCACCTGAGCAGATCGCAGAGTTGATGCGGTCATTGATAGAGCTTATCTGAGCCTCGTAGGATGCCTGCATCTTGGTTTCTTTAGCAACTGCCTTGGATGCGGATCCGACCGGAACCACAACGATCTGACGGCGTTTGGGTGGCAGTTCGGTCAGGACATCCTGTTTCAGACGGCGAACCATTATGGTCTCCCTGAGGATCCTCTGGAGTTCGTCCAGATTAGATGCTCCAGAAACATCCCAACCATAGCGGGTCTGATAGGCATTGCAGAAATGCTCATGGTAATACTTCCATGATGAGAACTTCTGAGGAGCCAGAGCGTGGGCAATAGTCCACATCTCTGACGGTCTGTTGAGGATAGGCGTTCCGGTGAGCATAACCGTTCGGCGTGAGGTGATAGGGGCAATCCGGTCAGACTTTGGGGTAGGGGCTTTGCCGAATACCATGGCGGTTCTCTGGGCTTTGCCATTTTTGAGGTAATGGCATTCATCGATTATTTTGCAGTCCCATGCTCTGGAGGTCAGAACTGCATGGTGCTTCTTGAGGATATCGTAGTTGATTATTACGATATCAGTTTCCGGAACGGTTCCGTTGGCGATTCCGATGCTCATCTTGCGAGTGAGCCATTTGGTTAATTCGCGCTCCCAATTGATGCGGAGCGATGCCGGACAGATAACCAGTACTGATTTAATGGATTCATCGGCGTTGATGATGCCGATTGCTTGGATGGTTTTGCCCAAGCCCATCTCATCTCCTATTAGCACGTTGGCATGATTGAGTCCGTATGCGATACCTGCGCGTTGATACGGCAGGTAGGCGAGTCCATCATTGCAGGGGATTGATACATCGGCATCTGTAGCCTGAGAAGCTTGTACCGATGCAACGGCAGTCGCGACCTGAACATCGATTTGGGCGAGTGCTGCATCGTCTGCGTACTCGCGCAGCTTGCCTGCAACAGTCAGGATGCGAGTCCACCACCGCTTCGCATCCGGATTCCAACGCATTCCGGCAGATTTCGCAATGTCCTTTGTTGCGTATCCACCGAGCCAAATCCACTCGCCGTCTCTGTAGGTCAGTAACTGTTCCATCGTTTCTTCCTCAGGTTATGTGGTGGCTTCCGACCACCACATAGACAATATACCATAATTCTTAAAAGTTGTCAAAAACTTTTTTAAAATATTTATTGCCAACCCAAAAACGTCAGTGCGTCCTGACCATACAGGTGTACATGGCGATAGGGAATGGTCATGTCTGTTACATGGATATCGCAGCCGATAGTTGAGTTTATGTGAATCCAGTGATCTCTTCCGATCTCTTCTCCGTTATAGGATTTGAAAACCATCCCGCACATATCCAGATAGGCAAAACGCCATTCCGGAAAAACTGAAACACTGATCATTGGCTTGCTCATTAGTACCCCCTTGCGGTCTCTCGACCGGATTCAATTTGATCTTCCCATGATGATTTCAATTTGCTCTCTGCAGTAGCCTCGGCATCGTATTTCAGCGTATCTGGGTGGCAGACGCAATGCTCAAGAATGCACGATCCGCAATCTGGCTCAAACCGTACCAGTTCCCCTGTAGATGGATGCGGATAAACAATATGGTCAACAGCACATATTCCATCTACACGGTCGAACTCTACATCTATGATAAATTCCACTTCGCAGTACTCCTTCAGATTGTGCATTTCAATAAAGCAATCTGGGATATCTCTGGTCAGAATAATCTCTTCACCCATTGGAAACCTCCTATCAGATAAAAGGAAAACCTTCAAATTGATCTACTGCTTTTTCCGCCCATTTAACCGATGCCTCATTGCGAAGGTCTGTATCGCTACAAGCATACGCAATAAGCACGGTTACTACCGACCGAATAGTGGACTGCTGATGGGTTCTATGCTCTGCAACAAGAGCCTGAGCGACTGCCTCCGGTTCGCGCCGGAGGAACTCGATTACACGTTGGGCTGTAATTTTATCCATTTACGCCTCCACAACGGCTATTGCAGTCAACGCATGAATGCGTGGCGCAATAGGACTGTTCTTCAGCTTCTTTCTCTTTGAGCCATGCGACCTGTCTACCGATCTCCTCGATAACGCAGTTTGCCATGATTGCATCGATGAGCATAGACATTGAGCAGTCCATATTGGTCGCCAGAGATCGGAGTCCACCGATCTCAAATGCTGTCGGATTTTTGCGCTTTGCCATGATTGCATCCCCTCCTCAGGTTAAGCAAAAAGATCTGGAACAACTTGCCAATTTTTTGCAACGTATGTCATGGTAAACTCGCCCATAATTTCCATCCCCCGATCTAAACGCACCTCATAGGGACCACGGGATTTTCCGATAACAGTTCCCTTATTAAAGAACTCTCCGGGCGTGTCGGGCGTGTCCTGCAAGAATACTCGTGTTCCGATTTTGAGCTTCTTCTCTGCCATACTATCCTCCTCAGGTTCGCTACCGGACATCCGGCAGACATAAGTAAATATACCACAGTTTTAAATAATTGTCAATATTTTTTTTAAATAAATTAACAATCACATGAAAACAAAAGAGATGCAATGTGTAAAATTTTACAAATGGCAATGAATTATTTCAGGTTCATTTCAGGTTCATTTCAGGTTCATTTCCGGTTCATTTCAGGTTCATTTCAGGTTCATTTCAGGTTCATTTCCGGTTCATTTCCGGTTCATTTCAGGTTCATTTCCGGTTCATTTCCGGTTCACGTTTACAAATAATAATATTCTCATGCCACACTCATGCCACAAATATTTTTATTTTTCTATTGACAAACATATTTTTTATTGTTATATTGATAGTGTTCTTTTACATTTACTTCCGTTATTATCATGTGTCGCAGACATGGAATAGATATAAGGCATCGTCCCATATTCCGCTCCACTTCTGCGACAAGTGACAGCGGAGCGTAATTAAGGGCGATGCCTTTTTTATTTTGTAATGCTCATACAGGTATGAAAAATTGAGCATAGAGAAACCACTGAGTTACAGGTGGGATTAACTCTCGAAATAGTAAAAGAACAAAGTAGGTCTGGGACTAACCTATCTGGTCACCTGCAGCAATGCAAAGTCCGGAAAATAGTTTTGGCAAGGTTTGGCTCATTAAATTGAGTGGTTCCTCTGCCAATCGACTGATACCTTAAGCTAAGATGTCGATCAATAAAACCTTTAGCCACTTCAAATCTCCAGTGGGGGATGAGAGGGGGCTAAGGGTTTTTGGTCTCCTTCGTGTCCTTAGCAAGATATCATTAATCAGAGGCATCAACGAAATAAATAAAATTCGGTGTAGTAGAAAGAGTGAGTAAATGAAAGTGACATTAGGTTTAATAAAAGAAATATGTAAAAATGGAGTAGGAATAAATAAGACTCAATGTAAATAGCTTGGAATTAAATTTCCATTAGTTACAGGTTGGATAAATAGGATAATTGGGAAAGAAATTTCAGAAGAAACTTACAAGATGTTAATTAAAATTCGTGGGGTAAATAAACCTAAAAATCAATACCTTAAACTTATTTCTTGTGATTTATTCGATTAAATGACCAGACCACAATACGAATCTCCAATTGATCTCATAAATGAGAATTCCGTCATTGAGAAAATGGCAAAAATGAGAAATCTGTCTGCTATTAAATTGCCTTCACAGTACCGTATTGACTATGCATTATCAGATATCTCTGGAATCCGTTATTGGGTAGAGGTTAAATGCCGGAACACTGCATCAAACAGCTACCATGATTACATGATATCGATGAGTAAGTGGATCTCGGGAAAGAGGTACTATCTGGACACAGGGATTGATTTTCTATTGGCGATTCGCTTTACAAATGGAGATTATGTAATTAAATATTCTGATGAAATTGACAAACGCATAAAATATATTATCAAGGGAAGAACAATACAGACCCGTGATGAGGACGACATCGAGCCAGTAGCAATGATCCCGATGGAATTATTTAAGGCATTTTAAATGAGGGGCTAATAAATGAAATGTAGCGAATGCTTCTATTTTGATTTAAACACTCTTACCTGTAGGAAATACACTCCAAAGCCGAGTTTACACTTAAACGAGCAAGATAAAAATCAATATGATGTATGGGCTGTAGTATCTAAAGATGATTGGTGCGGAGAATTCAAAGATAATAGCTTCAGGGATTATGGAAGCACAAAAGAAATCGCAGAGATAGCAATGAACGCATTAATTCAGTTACAGGACAAAATGCTTTTTCACAAAAACTATGGAAGAATAAGTTATACAAAAACACTCAAAATTCTTGAGAAATTATCACAATAAATTACACTTGACAAATCCAATAAAAATCAGTAGATTATAATAGTATCCAACCACTCAACAAGAAGATTGACAAATGGGAAGCCCTCCAGTATCACCTCTCGATGATGAACTCAATGCCAGAGAGGTCATGTTCTGCTATGAGTATGTAAGCAATGGCTTCAATATGCTACAGGCTCTTAAGGATGCGGGGTACTCGGCAGGCAAGGACGGAATGAATGGATCGCAAGCCACTGAATTATATAACCGTCCAAAAGTTCAGAGGAAGATAAAGGAGTTACTGGATGCTCACCTGACTCCGTTACAGATATCTGCTGAGAAGATTATACGAGAACTTGTGGCAGTTGGGTTCTCTGACATCCGAAATTATGTTGCCGAGAATGGTACTGAGGTAACGGTTAAGACCCTAAATGATTTTGGTCATGCAGCCAAAGCAATACAGCAACTGGAAGTGGTGAACAGCAGTATCCCGGGAGAGCGTGCAAGAGTTAAGATCAAGCTGTACGATAAGATCAAATCTCTGGAGCTACTCGGAAAGAATCTGCAGATGTTCGTTGAAAAGCTCGATGTAAAACATAGCATATCTGACCAATTTGATGAGGCTGCAACGGCAGCATATAAGGCACGATTAGCCAAAATTAAGGCAGATTTAGATGCTGATAAATCCGGCAGCTCTTGAGTACTACTACGATCATCCTGTAGAGTTCATCAGAGAGTGCATTTTAGTTCCAGCCAGACGCTCCATTCCGGGCATAGATATGACTCCGGATCAAATAGCTCTCGCCAACGCAATAAACTCAGACAATCGTGTAGCAATAGAGTCAGGACATGGAACTGGTAAGTCGACAGCACTCGCATGGATAGCACTCTGGTTCCTCATTACTCGCCACAATAAGGCGGGGAATCTAACCAAGATACCCTGTATCGCACCAACGTATCACCAACTGCAGGACATCCTGTTTCCTGAATTCAACCGATGGATACCAATTTCCCTGTTTTCAGAGCTTCTTACCGTGCAGAAGGACGAGGTTTTTGTCAATGGGAGCAAGGACAACTCATTCATACGCGCTCGAAGCCCTAAAAAGCCCGATGCCGTGCAGGGATTCCATGCATCGCATCTCCTCTGGATCTGTGACGAGGCGTTCGGAATCACGGACGATATGGTATGGGAGACCATTGAGGGATCTCTCACCGAGGCAGACAACAGGATAATCATCGCAGGACAGCATACCGTAATTGTGGGCTATTGCCACTCAGCGTTCCATAGGGATCGAGATGAATGGTCGTGCCTACGGTTCGACAGCTCGCGCTCTCCATTGGCAAAGAAGAGCTATTGCGACCGTATAGCGAGGAAGTACGGTCTTGAGTCAGATGTATACAGGGTGCGAGTACTCGGACAGGAGCCAAAGGGGAACCCAGACTCATTTATCCAGCTATCAGATGTAGAGATGGCACGGAACCGAGAAGTCGAGGGAAACGGAACGCTATGCATCGGGTTGGATTGCGCCAGATTCGGTGACGATATGACCTGTCTAACAATACGCAACGGCTTCCATGTTTACCCTCAGGTAACTCTGGCGCAGTCAGATACCGATGACATAGTCGCTCTGGTTGTAACTACCCTGAGGAAATATAGGAAGCTCACAGGAATTCAGTCAAGGTGCGATGTTAAGGTAGACAACTCCGGTGGTTGGGGAGCCGGGGCAATCGACACCTTAAACAAAAACACTACCGATAACATCCGAGTCGTGCCTGTTAACTCTGGAGGCAAGGTGGCTTCTGGCGAGTACTACGACAGGGTGTCGTGGCTGTGGGGACAGACCAAGTCCGTCATCCACAAGATCCAGATCGAGGACTGTCTGGAGTCAGATTATCTGGTAGAAGAGCTGTCTACTCGTAGGTACTCAATGGACGGATCTGGACGCATCCGGATAGAGCCAAAATCAGAGTTCAAGAAGAGGTATGGTGATAGTCCAGACCGAGCTGATTCGTTGATCCTGTGCCTCGCTACGCAGGCAGACGAACAACGGGTCTGGGCTGATTACCTGTCTACTGATGAGCGACACCGTGGTAAGGTTGACATCAAATGGGATTCCTATGATCCTGAGACCGTCATCGTAATGGGCGCAATGGTGATGGATCGTGACTATGGGATCTCGGGAGCTTTCTTTCTGTGGGATCGCCGGGATAAGACATTGACCGTCTACGCCGAGTACGAGCATCGGGTTCCGGTCGCCAGAGAGATCGCAGAGAGCCTTGAGAGGCTCGCAGGGTGCAAAATCGGTGATCGCCAGAGCAATCGTCCGGTGATAAAGCGGATATATTGCAACAAAGAGATGCAAAGGGGCGGTGCGGATCAGATCGCACAACTCCGCAAATCTGGCATCCGGGTGTATTGCAATCCAAAATCAGACGAGTCCGGGGCGGTCATGGTAGTCAATGACCTATTCCGATCCGCTCAGATCATGTTGTCCGATGAGTGCATTGAGATGGATGAGCAGATCCGAGGTTGGACGGTCGTCAATGGCGTGCCTCAGGCAGGATTCCCCCTCTGCAGGGCACTCTGTATCGTGGTATCAGAACTCAGGGAGATGGATGAGCTGAAGGAGCCTGACGAGATGCAACCATACAGCTACAAAAAGAAGAGCATAAGGGAAACCCTGCGGAAGATGGACGTTCCAAGTAAAAATGATACCGATGATACGAACCAGTATGATTGGATGGCTCAATGAGCATCTGTTCAGATTTTAGCACCAGAGATATTCTTGATATCGACTATGTGTCTAATGCATTCAGGCACGCTGAAAAGTGCAGGATAGGTAGACCGTATCAGCTCATGCTACACGATACTGTCAGATTAACAGACGAGGCAATAACATTTTGCAAAGAAAACAACATTGAAATACTATACAGGAGAGATGAGTAATGGCGTTGATAGTTCTCAAGATCTCGACCGATGCAAAGTGCGGAACGTGCGAATTCAAGTCGATCCGGCACACTGACGTGGGAACAGGAACCGAACTCTGGTGCGACATTTTCAAGGAGCGTATTAAATGGAAGCGTCTTGACAGATGCAAACACGCAGACATTAACAGATTGACGGAAACTCTTCCGGGTGATGAGACGCACCTGAGGACACCTCGACTACCAAAGAAGGAGGAAGCGTGACAGAGCGTGAATACTACATCATCAACAAAAACGATCTCATTCATCATGTGTCATCGGCAAAGAACATTTTGGATTCATTGAGAATGATTGAGTATTCAAAAGGTCTCAATGTGGTATGGACAAAGCCAATAGACGATCTGGAGAAGATTATCCAGATCATTAAGTCAAAATCAATCGTGAAGGGAGCTGCAAAATGACCTCAGAAGAGTTCGACAAGATTGTTGAGGATAGGTTATCTGCAGTAAAAGAGATGCTTTGCAAGAAGCGCAAAGAGTATGCATCAGGAACCAAGGACAGGTTCCACAATTTTCAGAGAGCAAGCAGGATGCTCGGTGGAAGCGCAATGCACGCTCTGGTTGGGATGTGGGTGAAGCACATTGTATCGATACTGGACATTGTGGATGACTATGGCAAGGTTAGCCTGCCAACATACGAGCTGATAAACGAGAAGATTACAGACAATATCGCGTATCTGGTTCTGCTCGAAGGTATGATCAAAGAGGATCTAAAGTGGAGCGTTGCAGACTCGATGCTTGACCTGTCACCAAAGCCCAAGCGTGGGAGAAAAAAGAAAGAGGTGAAATTATGACAGAAGAGGAAGAATTCAGAATGACAAAAAAATGAGATGTTCAAAGACCTCGCAGCAGTTATTGAGGATGAAGTTAAAGGAATCGCTGATTTCTTTGTCGAGATAAAAGGAGACAAGTACGAGGCTGCGATATTTCTTTCAACGGTTTCGGCATATTTAGTTAGCAGAATAAGAATAGATAATGGAGGGAAGTGATGGATATCCTTGTCAGAGCTTATCGTGATTGCGTGTACACAACGTACCAGATCCTCGATGGTGACATTCCGGTTGCATCAGCTCAATGCCTTCTGATGCCCATTGTCAACTCAATATCGAAGGTTCCTGAGACTGATCTGCACGGGGTCAGGATGACCTGTTCAATCATCAGAATTCATACGGTGAAAGAACATCGTAGAAAGAAGCTGATGTCAAATATTATATCCTATATCAAGAGCGATGACAGGATTAAAAGTATCAAGACATCGTACACCGACAGTACCGATGCAGGGAAGCTGTTCCTTCAATACCACGGCTTCCGTCAGGTAGGAAAGAATATCATCTGGACGAGGAGTGCAGAATGAAAGTAAAAACCGTGGCTGGAGGATACGAGTTCGACATCGATGTGGCAACTGTCTACAGGATGATCTCAGCGTATCTTGTTTTTGCTCCTGACAAGGTGAGGGATATTGCCGTGATTGAATCAGCTATTGATCTGAAGAGAACGCTTGAGATGGCAACATCAGAGGACATCAAGGCAGAGGATCCTCTGACGCAAGATAAAGTTTTGAAGATGTTAACAGAAGGAAATATTCAGTTCGATGATGACGATGGAGAGATTCCATCTGTTCCATAACACAAACAAAGGAGGCGGTATGCCTAAGTGCGGTAAGGGTGCGAAGTCCGGTGCTAAGAAGTCAGGGTCGAAGAAGTCTGCCGAATCGGCAATGATGTTCCCAAAGAAGAACAGTAAACCCCCGAAAGGTAAGGGGTTGTACGCTTGAAGATCAAGGTATTCACAACAGCATCGGGTCTATACCGTCAATACATACCAGTATTCTCAAGGTGCATCGAGATCGCCTATCCTAACTACGAGGTCGATATCATGGAACTTGATGAGGTGCTGACTCCATACGAGGCGAACTGCAGGAGGTTTGTGCATGAGCCATCCGGTGATTGGGACTATTGCTATGTAACTGATGTTGATATGATGATATTGCGGGAAGATCCGATGCTGCATGAGATCCATCTGGCAGAGATGAAAGAGACCGGACTCTGCTATTCCAACATACCGAGATCGACCGAACGCCGGGGAACCGAGCGACTGACAGGGCTGCACTTTGCATCACGGGAATGGTATCGCAGGACAGCCGAGGTTAGGAAACGATACGAGAACATGATAGATGCCGGAGCTATGGGCAACCGAGACATCGATGATGAGCTGATGCTGATGCAGATCTGCAGGAAGAGCGGTCTCAAGATAGATATTCACAGACCTCTTATCAAAAGGCATCATGGAATACACCTTGGAACTATCCGTGGGAAGAAAGACCGCAGGACGTATCAAGAAATAAAGAGCGCAATATTCTCCCGGGTAACGAGTGCAATGGCAGCGAAGTGGCAGGAGATCCTTCTCTGTGGGGTCAATGATGCCATTGCCACAGTAAGAGATCCAATGGTAAAGTGGCAATTTGAGATACTGGACAAGCTCACAAGGGTGCGTGGATGATATACGTCATATCGGCAGGATGGAACTGTCTTGAATATATCAAAAGATGTTGGAAGTCTGTCAATAGACAATCTGTTCCGCATCGGCATATCATGGTTGTTGATAACATGACTGACAAGGAGTTGTTTGTATTGCATTCCCTGTTCGAAGAGGACGGGGACTTTTCGTTCCTGCTTACCGTAGAGCGGAACGGGGCAATGAAGAACATTTACAGGGCAATACGCTCGTCTGGAGCATCTCCTGACGATGTTATTGCAATAGTAGACATTGATGATCAATTGAGACCAAATGCACTCAGGAAGATAGAGGAAGTGTACAGAGATCCAAACGTGATGCTTACATATGGGTCGTATGTAACGGAAAGCACGGGTAAGCTCGGAAGGCACAACGGGGAGATAAAAGGCAATGTCAGAGAAGAGAGGTGGACGACAAGCCACCTGAGGACGTTCAGAAAAAAGCTCTTTGACGCAATTCCAATAGATGATTTTATGATGGGCGGAAATTGGGTGATGACAGCTGGAGATCTTGCTATTATGTTACCTGCAATAGAGCTTGCTGGTATCGATAGGACAAGGTACATAAAAGAGAGACTTTACATATACAACAACAGAAATCCAAACAATGATCACAAGGTAAATGCACTTGATCAGATCATTACAAGTCAGTATATCCGCAACAAAACACCTTTAAAAAGGATCGAAGTTTTATGAATGCAATAGTTTTTGGAGCCGGAGGATTTATCGGAAACGCTTTGTCTGAGAGGCTTGCTGAAAGCGGATACAATGTAATCGGGGTTGATAAGAAAATCCCTGCGTACAATAAGACAAAATGCAATACGTTTATGGTACTTGATCTTGTTTGCAGTGATAATGTGGAACAAGTGTTCAAGCTGTATCCGAATATTGATGAGGTATATCAGCTTGCAGCAGATATGGGAGGAGCAGGATACATCTTCTCAAAGAAGAACGATCACAAGATAGTCATCGACAATAACAGGATTAACTCAAACATTGTTGATGCTTGCAGGAAGTACTGTCCAAAGAAGGTCTTTTATTCATCGAGTGCCTGCATTTATCCTGAGTACAACCAAATGGACGAGAACCACCCTGTCTGCTCAGAGATTAGTGCGTATCCTGCCTGCCCGGATAGCGAATATGGTTGGGAGAAACTATTCGCAGAGCATATGTTCGATATGCTCCGCAGATACGATATTCAGGTCAGGATCGCAAGATTCCACAACATATACGGTCCTAGAGGGGCGTGGAACAACGGCAGAGAGAAATCTCCTGCTGCAATGTGTCGGAAAGTTTCCGAGGCAATACACAACAAAAGTATGACTGTTGAGGTCTGGGGTGATGGAGAGCAGACAAGGTCTTATCTGTATATCGATGATTGTCTCGATGCAATACGGCTGCTCATGGATAACGATTGCCAAGGGATTTACAATATCGGCAGCGAAGAGATGGTGAGCATAAATCGCCTCGTAAAGATGGTATCTGATATAGCAGGGGCAGATACAAAGATTACCCACGTTGACGGATTTACAGGGGTAAGAGGAAGATGTAGCGACAATAGCCTGATTCATTCTACTATAGGTTGGCTCCCTAAATTAAGCCTTATGGACGGTTTGGAAAAGCTATATCCATGGATCGATAATCTCGTCAAATCTGGAGAAAAAGATGCTGACTATTGATTACATCGGGAGGACAGGAAACAACCTGTATCAGTACTCTCTTGCGAGGATACTCTGCGAAAAGAACAACCTGAAGCTTGGCACTAAGTGGACAGGTCAATTGTTTGAAGCCAACGAGCCTGAAGGAGGAGAATGCGGATCTGGGGAAGAAATACTTGTAAAAGATACCGAGAGGGACGATCACTCAAGACCGTTTCTTGATGCTGATTACAGGGGAAAGAACGTATTGCTCCGTGGGTTTTTTCAGAATGTGGCGATATATAACCCTTACAGGGACAAAATAAAGACATTCTGGAAGCTTGATAAGGTTGAAAAAAACAGCAAGGACGTTGTGGCTCATCTCAGGCTTACTGATTATTACTGGCATTATAATATGGCAGTAATCAGCCCAGCTTGGTATAAGACTATATTGCAGCGCATCGGATTTAACAAGCGCAAACAGAAGCTGTATTTGGTCGTGGAACCTCATCCAACAAATGAGAAATATCTGAGGCAGTTCAATCCATACGATCCGGTCATCGTATCTGGGTCTCCTAAAAGTGATTTTGATTTCATCCGGTCGTTCGATACAATCCTCTGTTCTAACAGCACGTTTTCGTGGTGGGCAACATTTTTATCAGAAGCTAAAAGCATATTTACATTTGCCCCGTGGATGAAGAAGAACCCTCTCAATCTTGCTCACATAAACGGAGCCAAAGCGGTCGATGGACAGTTCATAAACGACCCTGTTCTGGCTCGATATGATTGGAATTACTATTGGAAAAAGTAAGCATAGCAGTACCGTATCACGGGAATAGGGTCGCTTGGGCTAACGAACTTATTGCATCTGTAGCAGATGATCCAACGGTGGAGGAGATTGTTTACTCTGCAGAGCCGGGGAGCAATACCTCATTCACTCGGCATCTAAAGGTGAAAATAAAAAAGCTTTCCAGAAAGCACTTTGTTTTCAAGAACAAAATATCTGCTATGAAAATGGCATCGTGCGAAACAGTAATACTTCTGGACTCCGACAACTTGATAACTACCAAGTATATAGATTGTGCGATTAAGGACTCTGAAAGTAATATGATAAGATGCCCGGTTATGGGGAGTCCGTATCTTGATTATAGGTCTTATGCAGGGGATAAGATAGATTTACAAAAGGCAATACTACATATAAAAAACAACACTAAGGCTTTCGACTGTCTTCTGAATACCATGAATTGGGTATGCAACAGAGACTTCTTCCTTGAAAGCGTATCAATGTTTGAAGAGTATGATCCGTTCATCGCAGATTCAATGTTTATAAATTACTGTTTATTAAAGAACGGAGGATATCTGTATATCGACAAGGATCTTGAGTATGGTCATAGAGTTCACAAGGGAAGCACTTGGAAAATTAATGCCGGGAGAGGGAAAGAGTCTATAGCTTCAGTAAAAAAACTTTTCATGGAGAATAACGATGCCAGTAATGAAAGAAGTTCTTGAGAAATACAGAAGCGATTGCTTTATTGAGACGGGGACATCTTCAGGAGACACAACTATTGAAGCTGTCAAGGCAGGATTTGGAAAGGTATTATCAATAGAAATCCGAAAAGAAGCTTATCTGAAGGCGAAGGGTCGTCTTGAGAATGAAAAGAATGTCTTTCTGTATTATGGAGATAGCTCTATTTTTCTCCCAGACATCATCAAAGATGTAAATGTTGATAATGGAAAAGGATTGGTATTCTATCTCGATGCCCATAAGGCAAGCCCAACTGATGAGGGAACATATCCGCTTCTGGACGAACTTAACATCATGCTTTCTTGTGGTGTAAAAAATAGCACGATATTAATCGATGACTATCGGTTGTTTGATACTGAGCTTGGAGTTGGCAAGGATACAGTCTACGAGGTATTGAAAAAGATAAATCCAAGTTACGACTTCAAGCTTGAGTCGAGCCTTGATTTTAAAGATGATGTTCTGGTAGCGTATGAAAATCATTAATGTACCGAAAAAATTTCAGCCGGGAGTGAGACTGCCTTATCCTCCTCACAGTACAAAAACTACTGTGGATGAATACGTTGGAGGGTACATATCGAAGCGGTCAGGTTCCATAAAATGCGAAAGAGCGTTTCTCCCGATCCATTGGACTCCGTATCAGCACATAACGGCAGACTATGGAAGAAATGCTCAACGGCTTAATATCCTCAAGGGATTCTGCTCTACCATTCGGGAGAAGTGTTGGACTATCCATCAGTATGATGACGGGGCTTTGGCAAAAATAAAAGACTGTATTCATCTGTCTGCAGGAGGTGTCGGAGATATCCCGATACCACTGACTTGCTCAAAGAGAAATATTACAGTCAAAATGAATCCGAGGCTGCTTTGTTCGTTCGTTGGATCTCCAACTCATCCGATAAGGGAAGAGTTGAGGAAAGCATTGGAAGGACAGTACGGGTTCCATTACGAGCTATTTATGGGAGCCAACAGGGATTTCGTTGGGATGATGATAGATTCTACGTTCTCACTGTGTCCAAGAGGATACGGCAGAACATCGTTTAGGATGTATGAGGCTATAGAGGCTGGATCGATTCCTGTCTATGTGTCCGATGTTCACTGGCTTCCATATACTGACGTTCTTGATTGGGACAAGTTTTGTGTAATTGTTAAGGAGTCTGAAATCGGTTCAATAGTAGATAGACTCAGATCAATATCTCAGGAGAGAATTGCCGAGATGAGGGCAGAGTGCATAAAGCTCTACGATGAATATTTTTCATTAGACGGAGTATGCCTGCAAGTCGAAAGGATCATAAGTAAATGGTGAAACTCAACGACAATAAGAGAAACACGTTCAGCCAAGGCGGGGAAGATGGTATTCTTGAAAGTCTTTTTCTTCATCTCGGAATACATATTGGTTGGTTTGTTGAGTTTGGGGCATCTGATGGGGTTTCTCTTAGCAACACAAGGTGCCTTCTTTACAAAGGATGGCGAGGTATATATATCGAAGCGGATGAAAAAAAGATGTTTACTCTTCGACTTAACACAATAGATTACTACAATAGGAACCAAGTCTACATTGTCAACAAGAAAGTTACCCGGGAAAGAAACGATACTAACATAAATTCCATATTGTCAAGCACACCAATTCCAAAAGACTTTGATCTTATATCGATAGATGTTGACGGAAACGATTACTGGATCTGGAAGGCGTTGGAATACGATCCGAAGGTTGTTGTAATCGAGTACAACCCATCATTCAAGCAGGACATTCCCCTGTCTGTCAAGTACAACAGGAATCTATCTTGGCAGGGAACTGACTACTATGGCGCAACGTCTTCGGCATTGATCAATCTTGGGAAGAAGAAAGGATACTCTCTGGTTGCGTTCACTGAAGGACTAAATCTCATCTTTGTTAAGAACGAACTGGCGGGACAGTTTGAGAAGGTTAACCAGTCGGAAATAAAGATGAAAAGATTTTTTCCTCACGATAAAAGAAGGATGGTGAGAGTATGATCATTGAAGATGTCCAGATAAAAGACGAACTAATTGAGATGTTTGGAGAAGATCCGGAGATAATGATTGCCGATATCGGAGCCTGTGACGGAGCATCCACTGTTACATACCTGTCGTTATTTCCAAGGGCAAAGGCTATTCTGTTTGAGGCAAGAAAGGATAATTGCGAATTGTGCCGGAAGAATATGGAGAATGCTGGATTGTCAGACCGCACTTTGGTTATCAATGCAGTTCTCGGAAAATTCAACAGAAAGTCAGTCTTCTATCGGTCAAGAGGAATTCCAAAAGGTCATACTGAAAACTGGAAATATTCAAGCTCTATCCTCGCTCCAAGGCAGCACATAAGGGTTCATCCTTGGTGTAAGTTTGATAAGGGGATGGTAGAAACTGTTCAATTAAAAAGCATATATGACGGTAAAATCGATTTTGTTCATATCGATGTGCAGGGCGCAGAGCTTTTAGTGTTATCGGGAATGACTGATGATCTGAACGGAGCCAGAATGATATGGATGGAAGTATCCAACATTGAGCTTTATGCAGGACAGCCGATAAGGACACAAGTTGAAAGTTATATGGTCAATAAAGGATTCAAGCTTATTAAAAATACCTGTACGCCGGGAGTCAGTCAGGGCGATCAACTCTGGAGTAGATAATGGCATTAGAACCATGCTTGAAAATCGAGAGGACAATAAGGGTAATTCACGCAATTTTCGGAGGTGCGAGGATCCACTACTGGCTCGGATTCGGAGGACTGCTTGCACTCACGAAATATGATGGAGTGATCCCTGACGATGATTTTGACGTATGCGTCATGTATGGAACAGATTACAGGAAGATAGAGCGGTCTTTTAATAAGTTCGGGTTCCGTATGGTTCGGGCAATGCTCAACGATGTCGATCAAAATAACGTGGTTTATGCCGGATTCAATCCAATAGATCGGGAAAAGTACGCTCACGTTTGCGTGTCGTTCTGGTATCTACATGACGGAATGAGATATTACTGCCATGACCAGAACCATGAGGTCGTAGGAACAATGGTTCCTCCCTCTGGGTACTTCTTCAAAGGAGTCCCAGACCGCATAGTCAACGATGAGAGGCTATTCCGGCTCGTTGAGTGGCAGGGTATTCCTCAGTATGCAAAGATACGAGTCCCGAGGTTCCCGGGCGAGCTGCTTGACTGCACATACAGAGATTGGGCATATCAGAAACAAAAATACACCGTAGGAAAGAAGTTTGAATTCAAGCCTGAAATGGCAGCCCCATACAATAAATCCAGTGCCAAGAGCCGTTACAGGGTTCATGTTAAGTCGATGGCTCAGTGGAATGATGAGAAACATATCAAACAGCAATTGAAGATCTCGGAGGATCAATGGTGGACAGATTTGAAGCTGACGAAAGTCTGAGAAATTTAAACTTTAAATTAAGGACGAGGTCAATGGAAAAAATTGTTGACAAGCGTGGGGAAAATAACTATAATATTGATGAAGAGGTGTATCGTAAGTGTAGATTTATCAATGATTGCAATATGAAGAGGGCTTCCTCGCAGTTTACCGGACAGACAATACTGCACTGGTATAAGGGAGAGCCTCAAGAAGAAGAGCAAATCGCTCGGCGAAAAATTCTGTAAATAGTCAAGTATCCGATAATAAGGGCTTGATGATCTGGAAACAGGTTGTCAAGCCATTTTCCTTTTAAGTCAAGAAAAGACGATGAAAGTAATAACCTGCGAAAACGTCAATAAAGACAAGTCTGGTGTAGAGCCGAGGCGGTGCGGAAGAATCCTCGCAGTTCTCACCGATCTCCAAATAGACATCTTACGTCTTGATCCAGAAGTCCGATGCATATTCAGGTGTCCGGCGTGCCATTCTTCAGTAAGATGGTCAGAAGTCGGATACAAAGATGGGAAGCTTACTATTTCACCCGTTGAGAATATGCCCGACCTTGGCGAGAAGATAGCTTACGAAGAGATAACCTTTTCAGGAAAAGCATAATGATCAGAGTTGTTGATAAGACCAGTAAGGGGAAAGCCATGGTAAAAATGGCAAGCCTCACCAAATATGAGAAGAACACCAACCAGACCGGATTCTCTGTCTCCCTCCAGAAGAAAGAGATCAATGGGACTCCTACCATTACCGGGAAGATTAATCGATTCTGCTGCTCTGGAATAGCTGAGAAGCAGCCCCTTGAGCAGGAGTTCACCGACATGGAACAGTTCAAAGAGGTAGTCGAAGCTGCAATTGATAACCTCCAAAAAGGACTCGCATAGTGCCTGAGTATAAAAAGGATCGAGAGATCCCTGAGGCAGAGGATAAATCAGCGAGGATTAGGTGGGTCACTAATCAATTTAATCGCTATGAGGAGTACTGGCGACCGGAGATCGAGCGATTAATCCGGAATCAGAGGTTCATGTGGGGGGTTGGGTTCGGACAATGGCCTAGCTATGTTGTTGAAAAATTAAGGGTTCAAGGCAGGAGACCTCCTACATTTAATATCATTGCAAAGAAAATTGAAGCTCAGATCGGATCGTTCCTTGCGAATGGATTCGACATGAAATATACCCCGGTCAATGGGAATATTGATAGTTTAACGAATAAACTGCTCGATATGTTCTATTGCGATAAGTCGAACCTTGATTGGGAGACTGCAGAAATTATCGCCCTCAGAGACTGCTTCAACATGATCGGCTACGAGCGAATGTACATTTCCGATCAGTACAATGAGATGGGCAACATAGCATTTGAGCCAGTAAACCCGGCTCATGTTTACCTCGACATCGGGTGGAAAGACTACGATGTCAACAACATCAATCATTATTTCACTTGGTCGATGATGACACCATCAGAGATCATGTCGAAATACAAGACTAAATCCGAATATATCAGAAATTTAAAAGAGCGTGAAGAGAGAGATGGAATAAATCTCGGATATTTTAATGGCGGTGTCAACCTTTATAAGACCACAGAGGATAAGTGGGGAGATCGCCACAAGGTAATAGAGTACCATTCCCTTAAAACTAAAGAGATCGAGTGGGAATACGATCTCATCAACCATTGCAATTTCCCTGAGACAGGATTTGAGATCGGATCTAAGGACGACCAAGATGCCAAGATCCAGTACATCATGGCAATGGGTCTTAATCCTGAGACCGATATCGTCACAATAAAGCGTAAGATGAAGACTAAGATGGTCGAGGCTTTCGTTCCCACGCTTGACGATGAGCTATTCCTGACATCAGGAAAAGACAAGATCCAGACCCAGAACTGCAATATCTACCCTATTGGAAACTCTTATAACGGTCAGTACAAAGGCACGACAGACGAGCTGTACGATGTCCAGTTGTCAATCAATAAGGGCGAGATGAACCTTGACGATATGCAGATGAGAGCAGCCAAGGGAGCCTTCATTCTCGACCGTGCCTTGTCCGGTGGAGATAGCAGCGTTGAAAGAGAGATCGAAGCGAACTGGAATAATCCTGCTGCAAGGATATGGGTCGATGAGAACGCCACGGCGAACCTCGGGCAGCACGGTGGAGTAATTCCTCTGCCGGGGGTATCGGATCAGTCTCCATACATCGCACAGGTCAACAGGAAGTACGATCTCGCTGATGTTTTATCAATGGTTCCTGCTGCAATGGAAGCCCGTACAGAACACGCAGGAGAGTCTGGTAGGTTATTCCAAAGCAAAGTCCAAGTGGGGATGATCTCTCAGCGATACTACATGAAGATTTATGAGCGTCACAAAAGGGCGAAGGCGATGGCTTACACGAAGCAAGCCAAAATCACATACGCCGGATTCCCGAGAGAATTTACAAGCAAGGATGGAGGCGACACCTTCGTTATCAATCAGAGGGTATCTGACGGATACGGGCGAAGGTACGTCCTTGATGATATCAGCAAATTGCCAGAGATGAAAGTCATTTTAGTGCCATCGTCATCTGGAATTAATATTCGCACCGAGGCTCGCGCTCAATATTCTGAGCTTTTGCCTCTTCTCAATGACCCTAACGACCGACTGCTTAAGTTGGTTTTTGTTGGGGGAATCTTCGACACTCTGCCAGATATGTCTGAAGAGACGAAGGAAGAGATTAAAATGGCTCTGAACCTATTGAAATCGAACTCTGCGATGGAGCAAGCTGTTATGAATATGCAACTGAAGGGGACTCTCCAACAGGCAGGCATGGCAAAACAGCAGCAACAACAGGCGACACCCGTTCCACAGCAAGCATCTCAGGAACCTCCGCAGCAGATCTCTGCAGGAGAACCTTCTGAAGAGGTTGCATTGGAAGGAACGCCTCAACAAGAAACACCTGAATTCCTAAGTTTATAGGAGGCATTATGGCTACATCTTCATGCTGTAAGGCACGGAATTCAGATTCAAAATCATCTGCCAATTCGGCATATTTCGGCAAGGCATTGTCGTCAAATACTCCGAAGGGTGGGGGTGGATTCGCTCTGAGTTCTGCTCAGACCTCCGGTGTCGTTAGACGAGACCGTCACCCCGGCAAGATCGAGAATCTGAAAGGTATGCCTTCGGTTCATACTGGTGGATCGAACACTTATACTGTTCCGAAACCCAAAGCAACGAAAATCACAGTTTAACTGAGAGGATCATATGACAACAAAAGTCAATTTCTCTGAAATTAAGGATCTCAAGAAGGATGAGATTACGCTTAAAATCAGATCTGGAGAGATCAAGGTTCCAGAAAAAGGGGTAGATCGGGATGCGTTCCTGCAATTTGCAAGTGCGGATCCTAACAGCGACATTCGGAATAAGTTCCTTACGGAGACGCCTTCGGAGGAAAAGAAGCCGGAAACGCCAGAGCAAAAGTCTACTCCTGCTGTAACTGACGAGATCCCTTCGGAACCTGAGTCGAAAGCCAAAGATCCGGCGAAAGAAATTGATCCGGAACCGGAAATGGATGACGACAAGCGGGTCGAAAGCCTTAGAGAGCTTATTTCAAAACAGAGGCAGCAGATTGACAAATACAACGCTGAGAGAGGATCTCTTGGTCAGTCCCTCAAAGAGATGAAGGAAAAGCTCGCAGCCCTTGAGAAGGAAAGGTCTGAAATTAAAAAGTCAGATGTTCCGTCTGAAGTAAGCAAGCCCGTTCGTCCAAAGCGACCGAAGCCGAGCGATTTTGATGAGGGCATTCTCGATGACAAGTATCAAGCTGAACTTGACAAGTATGAATCTTCCATGGAGAAGTTTGAGTCGGATTACGAAAGCTATCTCGATTCCAAACGACCGAAGTGGGCAGAGAAAGTCGAGGAGAAGCTCTCAAAGGTAGACGAAGTATCTACTTTTGTTGACGCTTCAAAGCGAGAACTTGACAGTCGAATCCAAGAGGAAGCTTGGTCTGAAGTTTGGAACAAGACTATTCCTGAATTTCAGAAGGAATATGGCTATGAAACCAAAGTCAAGCCAAGGGATATCAGCGATGCATTTGGAGTTCTCAATAACGCATCGGCAACAACAGAACAGAAGGAACACGCTCAGTTGTTTATTAAGTCTGTCCCGAAAACAGACCTCGATGCTTACGAGAAGATCCGCATTGCCACTGAGTCTTATTATGATTTTTCGTCCGGAATTCCAAAAGCAAGGTATCGATCTTTGAAAGGCTGTCTTATTGACACCGGATTGGTTGACACCTTGGGAAAATCAAAGAAAACTGGACTTACTGCTTCTGAGGAAAAGGCACTTCTCGATTCCAAAAAGAAGCAGGAATCCGAGGAGGCAACAGTACTCTCCGGCTCGTCACTCTCCGGAGGAGATGATTTGCAAGTCGAGGTGATGTCATCCGAGCAGAAAAAGCAGACACTTGCTACTCTTGTAAAAGAGTGGAAGTCTGCGGTCGATGCTGGGGAGAAACACGCCAGAGCTTTTGAAGCATCTCCGAAATGGGCGACACTTAAGAAACTACGTCTCGATGTTATGGGACGATTACCACAATTTCATGGTTCAAAACGCTACTAAGGAGTTTTTGTTATGGGTATCAACCAACCTACCGAACTCGATGCTGCCCTACAGATCGAAATTTATCTTACCGATATGCGCCGGGAATATCTTCCGAACGACATTTTCGACAACCTCTCTGCCGATTATATCAATGCTACTGGTGAAGAGCCTGCTCAGTTGCCCAACGCCGTCTACCTCAAGCTGAAAAGCGAAGCGGATGATGGTCGCACTTGCAAAGTTCCTCTCGTAAAAGACCTGTCTGGTGCGCCCACTCTTGGTGCGACCGGAGATCAGCGTGGAAGCGAAGAGGAGATCGTTACGAAGTTCTTCCGGGCAGAGTATACTGATCTCTCTCATGCTACTACAAACCAAGCGTATGGCGTTTATGCCCGCGATAAAGCCCCATACAAAGTGTTTGAGTATCGGGTCGAAGGTCTTGCCAAGTACTTCAAACAGTACTTCGGTAAAATGCGCCGTCAGGCTCTTCTGGAACTCCATTCGGAGAACCTTGAAGATGCTCCGCACTATCTTGCTGCAGGGTTTAGCCCGAACTGGTATGTTCCTAATAGGACGAATGCACAACAGCCGTCTCGGGTCAATGGAACGTACACTACCGATCCTCAGGATTGGGTAGATCAGATCGTTGCTTCTCTGACCGCTGCCGGAACTGGTGTGAATGCTGCTGCTAACATTCTGTATCTGCAGCGTCTTGAAGAGTGGGCACGCACTGAAGCGTACATCACCCCAATCGAGTTCGATGACGGCGGTGATGGATATGTCGTTACCCTCCCAACACCTCAGTGCCGTTGGCTGAAACACGCTGTACAGGCAGGAGTCATGGGCGGTGTGTGGCGTGACGTTTCTTACTTTGACAAAGATGTGAAGATGCACTTCCCCGGTCTCATCGGTCAGATCGGCGGTCTCCGCATCGTTGAAGATCAGCGTTATCCTACCCTCACCCTCGGTGGATCCGCATCCGATGTTGGATACCTCACCGACTCTGAGTACGACTATACTCTTACTGCTCAGTATCGTGGTATGGGTCGTGCCGATGACGGGTCGAGCGATCCCCGTGACAAGAGCGCATCCGCTCGCCAGTGCGGATTCCTCCTCGGTCAGGCTGCTCTCTGTGAGTGGATGCCGGAAGGCTTTCATTGGGAATGGGAATACGAGCAGTACGACAAGTTCTTTGGTTCTGGTATTTTCTGTTCAGTTGGTATCAAACAGCCCATCTTTGATGTAACGGGCGGTGATGCTACCACTGTTCAGCAGGACGGATCGATTGTGCTTCCGTTCGCAATGCCTCCTGAGAACAATCCGTACACAAGTCTGTCGTAAGTGTCAAGTGTCCTGCTCCTTAACTGGAGCAGGACTTTTATAAGTCATTAATGACAACCACAAGGAGATGCCATGATCATCGTTAAGAATGCAACCAGAGCTTATAACTCTGATTACTGGAAGAAGAATGCGACCGGAGAGCTTGACGTTTATGGGAACCCGTTTCAGCTTATCGAACTCAGATGGAACAGTAACCCTCTCCATCAGAATTCAGATTACGGGAAGACAAGAGGGTTTGAAGATACGATAATTACCGTCAATCCGAGGACTCGGAATCTGGCAATAAGTTATCGGAAGCCGGGAAGCGTAATGTGGATGCGCCCGGGCGGTGCAGGAGCGTTTGTTGGAGAGGTAGCCAAGACCCCGTACAATATGAAAAAGCTTGCCAGTATGTATGCTGATAAGCTCTGGACAATACGGGATCCCGTCATCGATCAAGAAGTGAGGATCATGTATGAAGCAATGGAAAAAGCGTGGGATGAAAAAACTCGTGAATTCAATATCGCACGCATCAAATCTATGCATACGCATCATCTCGAAGCCCTTCCGTCTTTTGGATCAGATCCTAAAGCGACAGCCAAAGAAGATCTGAGCGAAGAGAAGAAGATTCTCTTCAAACAACGGCAAGAGATGGAGAAGATGATCCTTGAGTTGAAAGAGAAGGAGAAGCAGATCGCCGAGAAGGAAAAGAAACTTATGGTCTCTGGAGTCTCTTCGACAGTGTATGGAAGAGAATATCTTGAGAAACTCTCTCTCGCAGATCTGAGAAAGACCGCAAAGGTGACAGGGGCTAAGTTCAAGCCGATCAATACGAGGGAAGAGCTTGTATCGATCATTATGAACAAGCAGGACGGGATCAAGGAAGAAGCCCTTGATATGCCGATTGAGGAGATGGAGAAAGCTTTGAACGATAAGGAATAGCATATGCCGACAACCGCCTATAATATATCGATGATCCAGAGGAGAGCGACAAATTACAGTCGCCCACAGATTCTGGATATACTGAACGAGGTTCAGCAGATCGTCTATTCTCAGGAAACCGAGCAGACGACCTACATCGATCCGGCGACCGGAATGCCTCCTTATATTCAAACAACGGAGGGAGTGTATACCTATGACGCGCCCTCCAATTGCCGAAGGACTGCTTGTGTTTTCTCTATGTCCCTTCCTAATTCATTCAGCAGGACAAGACCTGTTGGTCCTAGGCGTGAATATTACTTTAGGAACAAAGGATATTATAAAATTGCTGTTGCATCGAGAGACAAGCAGCCTGACGGCACTCTCGCTCAAGTGATATTTCAGGAAGATCCCGGGACGACAACCGATAAATACTACCATTCTTACTGGTTAGAATTCCCTGAGCTTCTTGACGAGAGTCAACAGCTCATCCTTCCAGACCATGTTCATTTTTATCTCCGCAGAGCAGTTATTGCCATGATCTCAAACGAGGAGTATGGCGAGACCGGGGGAGATATTATGATGATTGAAGAGATCGCCAAGAAAATAAGAAAAGAACTTAACAGAGGAGAGCAATCGACATTGGGTCAGACTCCAGTGATGGAGGAATACCAAGAGTTCCCTGATGCAGGCTACGACAACTACAGGTTCTAAAATGTCGAGAACAAAGATCAAAGATCCCAACAGCCAGCGCAACGCTGAAGTATCTATTCCCAAGGTTCAGGTTAACTTCCTTGGGATGATGAAATCTACTCCCAACTCAGAGATCTCTCAAGACAGATCTGCACGGAACATCAATATCGTTGATTATGGCAAGTGGGCAGAAGCAAGACCCGGATCGAGAAGATACTCGACATCCCTACCGACAGGTAACATCAACGCACGAATAGACCACACTAAAAAAGAAGTTCTCATTTTCCATATCGGAACTAAGGTCTACATAAGCGACAAGGCGATGACCACATTCACCGAGGTCATCAATATCAGTTCCACAGCAATTCCTGATTCAATTGCGATGCTTGCAGTATATGATGACGAGGCAAGGCTTGCTACATCTTCAGGCATCTTCAGAATAGTGCTTACCGAGTCTTATTATTATATGTACCGCATTAATACTGCGGTTCCCAATAATCTTATAACAGATATTGCCGAGACATCGAACCTTGTTTACGGATACAACTATCTGTATTCTGTATCAAGGATCAGCGGGTCTGGAGTAAGGGATCGAATCACCGATGGAGTAATTCTCCAGTATGAGAGCGGAACGTGCCTATCAGACGTTTCCGAGAGAGATTACGGGCAATGCTTTTTTGATTCTGAGATCGGTGAAGATCTTACAGCTGATCACGTTATCGGGATAATGCAAGTTCCTTCTGGAGTGCAGCACGTTACCCACTTTTCTCTGTATCGAACCAAGAACATAGGAGAGAACAGCAATGGTATAGACCCCATAAGTGGAAAAGGAAACAATGCAGCACGATTCACTTGGGTAGCAGATATTCCTATTGCAAAGTCTCTGAATGTCACAATTGACAATGCCGGGGTTGCCACAGCAATCATGGGAGAGTTTGATCGTGGGGACGTTGGATGTACATTCAGAGCATATAACGGATCTACTGGAACAATAACCGCATATTCAAGCCCTACATCTGTTACAACAACTCTTGTAGCTGCTGCCGGGACGTACTACATATCTATCGGAGGAGGCAGGGCGGGAAGATGTGTCGTAAACTCCAACCAAATAACATTAATGGGTATGTATGGTGGAGTCTTTTCTCCTCAGGACGTTGGGAGAACAGTCTTTTTCGCTGATGGGACAACGGCAGTAATAACTGCTTACGGTACAGGATCTTCTGTAGACATAACAGCAACAGCAGATAAACCCCTGCAAGCATTTACTATTCAGCCGGGAACCGGAAATTTTTTCAGGAATTATAATGATTACCTTCCGGACGAGGATAATTCAGTAATACCACTAAGCCTTCAGGCGAGAATCTCTTCTGGAGCTGGAGGGGATCTGTATGTTCCTCGTAGATTCTGGAGACCTGTTCCAAGCTCTGATCTTGTTGGTATAGATTCTGGATTCTCAATTTACTGTTCCCGGGGAGGATCAAGGTTTTATTATTGCCAGATCGGCGACAAAGAATTTTGTGACGGATATTATCGACCAGTAAGCCAAGAGGAACCAGTTGACGGGCAAATCAGACACATTGTCATTTTCCCGTCAACTGCTGTGATCTTTCTTGTAAACAAGACTTATACCCTCCCGTTGAATAACTCAACAGATGATGGAAGAGAAGATATAGGAGAGGTTGTATTCAGGCTTAATCCTATCATAAAGTCAGATGACAGCATTGGTATTTATCATTGGCAAAGCATTGCGTATATAAACTCTTCTCTGATAATCGCATTGACAAATGAACCTGCGATACGGACATTCGATGGTCATAGTTGGAGCAGAGAGAACTTTGCTATTGATCAAGAGTCTGGTGATAAAGCGGTATCTGACGATATTGAGGCAGTAGATCCAACGTATGGAGTTGCCTCTGGATATTCAAGGCTTGATGGATATCTTCTATGGCTTTACAAGTGGGTAGACGCAGAGAGCCTTGATGACAGCTATGTCATAGATCATGGTGGAACGTCATGGGTTGGAGACGATGTATGGCAAGATAACGGTGGGACAGCGATTCCTGCCGGAGATATAATTCAAGACAACGGAGGGACACTATAAAATGGCTTTAGATAAACAGATCCTTAGAGAAAACGGGACTCTTGCCGATCTTACTAATGTCGGTGGGGCGAAGGAGCTTCAGCCATACCAAATCGGAATCGCAACCGATGTTGGTAGAGAAATATTTAGAGATGCCACAGACTTCAGGTACAATCTCAACACGATGGACGATACTGCAGTTTCTGGAGATATACCATTTCTCGGTGCTGACGGAAAGACCATTGAATACTCTACTGGCGTTTTTATGTGGGATAAAGTCAATGATAGGCTTGGAGTGAGGACAACTCCAACGGCAATGCTGTCTATTGGCGACAGTAATTCTACATTGAGAAACTTGGACATAAGAACTCCAGACGGGAACCTTTTTTCTATAAGAACGCACGACAATTGTATGGTAGATTTTAATCTTGAGGGAACTGGTACAAGTGCTGAGTTCTTTAGATTTCTTGTAAATGATTTTATGTCTATTGGAATTGCCGATGGGGAGCTTAGAATTGATTCGACAGCCTATATCACTTTTTATGAGAATGCTTACGATTATAATGCTTCTGTGAAAAAAGCTGAGATTCTTTATGACGCAACTGCATCTTCTATAGATTTTCATGTTACAACAAGTGCTGGGATGCTTCGTTTTGACGCATCCCCTGCATTTAACAACACCAACGTGGCGATAACTGCAGGAGAGCTTATAATTGAGAGAGGTTCTTATCTGGCATTTGGAACAGGTCTTTCAAGCGTAGCTACCATTGCTGATGATGCTCAAATATTTTACGATTCATCAGAGACAGGTCTTTTCCTTGCTCCAACCGCAGCAGATACAGATAAACTTGGGATAACTTTTTATTCTGGAGATGCATCTCAATGCACCTACGAGTTTACAAAAGATTATTTCAAGATTAAAACTGACGCCCTCAATAATCCAAAGTTGCGTGTATATCATACGGGGAACACTCTTTATGCTGATATTTATTCAGTAGGAACAAGCCGATTGACTATAGACAATCCTGCAAGCAACAGTTCAATCGACTTCAATGTAGGGACAGGACTCACTGAAGTACGAATTCTTGATGACATTGGTACTGGTCTTTCCGGGCTTAGATGCACTGATAACACAGCGGTTGTGTTTGGCGAAGGTAATGACGGGTATATTTATTTCGATGGAGTCAACCATATAGCAGTTTTATTGTTGCCTGAGGATACTGCTCCTCCCGCAGGAATTCCAAACAAAGCTCTGTGGATTGACACTACGGCTGGTGCAAGATATGTAAAGAGTAAAGCATGATAAAGATATGTATCCCATATTATAGTGCAATAAGCCAAGCGACCCTTGACTCTGTTGATGCTATTGGAAAAACTGGATTGCAGTACATATTGGCTAAATCACAAGGAACCAATATTTATAAATCCCGGGAGATGCTTATTACCAACGGCTCTGTATACAAAACACCAAAGTTAGAAAAAAGGTTCGACAAGTATTTTCTCCTCGATGCCGATATAAGTTTTACCATAAATCAATTTAACGCTCTTATGGCTTTGTCGAAGAAGTACCCTGTTTGTTCTTTGTCTTACGAGCTTTATGGTGATGGAGAATCGAATAAATCTTGTTGTGGATACTTTGATAGCAGGCATCCCGGCGGTCTTATTAAAGAGTTCCTTCCTCTTTCTACAAGGGGAATAAAGAAGGTAGACTTCTGCGGAACGGGGATGATGATGGTAGATCGTGAAGTTTTTGAGAAGATTGGAAGACCATACTTTCCTCCTCTCAATGTTGTTCACGGCGGAAAGATGGATATTACGTCATGCGATGTTGGATTCGCAGTAAGACTCAAAGAAAACAACATCCCGATCTATGTCGACATGAGTTGTGTCGTTAAGCATAGACGGGTAAATATGGCAGATGAAGCCAAAGAAAAGGAGAAAAGAATGTCTCAGGAAAAGAAAGCCTCTATAGAGGACGGGATCAATGCAGTAGTGCTTCAGTGTTCCAAACTGTCTTCAAACATTCAAGCCATGGGAGATACTATTCTTGCCTTGGCGAGAGAGAACGCACAATTGAAACAACAGCTTGAAGAGAAACCAAATGCCACTCGTAATAAATAGATTTTGTCTTAGGTTTGCGACTCAACATACCGAGGGTATCGGTTGGGCTGAGTACTCTGGAGCTGATTGGGTTATGCCCAAGGATAATTGGGGGACAATGCTTCTTATCGATAGTAATTTTGTTCCTCGGTTTGTTGTCTTCGACCGTGATAACAATGTCTATGAATGTGCTACGTTTGACAGGATAAATGAAATCAGACCCGCTCCGACCGATAAAGAGGTCAATGGTGCTGACGGATCTGAAATCAGTTGGGAAAAGTGGGGAATTGAAGAGACCGCATCAGTTGACAATGAACACAAAAAAATAGAGCATAGTGAGAGCCATGTTTATGTTAGACCAAAATATACGGAGAAGCGAGGTCAGGTTGGATATACCGACTCTGGTCTCCGTGACAACCTTGAAATTGATCTCGACTGCTATGTTGATGGTGAAAAGCTATCTTCGGAAGCTACTACAGAAAACATCCCTGAAAATGGGGACGTTGTTTTCTCAGGTCACAAAGTTGAAGCGAGACGGATTCAGTTTGTATGGAGAGGGACTGCGTCAGAGGTAATCCTTACCGGAATACGTCACGACCTTATCGCAAAGATGAAATGCGGAAGCATCTCCGAACGGACAATGACCGAGCATTCATATGAACTTGAACTTGCATCTGACAAGGTGGTTCATTTGTCAAGAGGTCTGAACCTTCTGAAGGACAGAGTAAGTCGAAATGTGTTATCTGGAAGCGTGACAAGCATATCTGGGGCTGATGGGTTGCAGGACAGCGCCTTCTCGACAGATACGGTAATCGATCTAGAAAATCCAGTGGTTCCTAACAACTATACAATCGTGATGTGGGCTGATACTCAAGCTCCTATCAATGGGATAACATTCAATCAGTTATCTAACGAAATAAATGGGTTCAAGTTTGTCTACGCCAAGGATGTTACAGGACTCCCTGCGAATCTTGAACTGATAGACTTTGCAGAATATTTTGACGTAAGAATTTATTCAAAGCAGATAAGTGACGGGGCGTTGAATTCGATGTACAACGATGTGTTGAAAAACCAAGGTCGTCAGTATATACCGGAGTTTTAAATGTCAATAGGACGCAATGCAGTAAGGGCAGATATGGCAGGATCTATAGCGACCCTGTATACCGTACCTCCTGCAAAAAGGTTTGAAATAAGGTGCATTACGGCAGTTAATAGAGACGCTGTGAATGATGCTGTATGGTATCTCTATCTGGTTCCTGCCGGAGGATCTGCAGGGAATTCCAACGTGCTTATACCGGGAACTGCTCAGTATGCTGTTCCGGCGGGGAAGGCGATCGATTACGATACTTGGAAGGTTCTTGACGAGGGCGATACGATTCGAGGATACAAGACCTCTGGCAGCGTGACAATTCACATTGACGGGGCATTGGTGAATTTATGAGCGCAAAAGTATCACCCAACGAGCCAATGGAAATAACCGGAGAGGTTACCATTGATAGCAGTACTCCTGTCGATGTAAATCTTACCAACCCTGCGGTCAAGCTTATAGACACCAACGACACTGCTCAAGGCGTGTCAATGGAGAATGGTGCTATAAGAACTCAGGATTATTTGATTGCTGTTGCTGAAGGAGAAGTTGCTAATCATACTTCATGGTTAAGGCTTGGATATGTTGTCCTTGGTACAGGGGGAGGGGATATCTGGGCTGTTGGTGGAAATTTTGTTTTCCCAACGGGAGCCATGCAGATGGAAGTGGTAAGCTCTTCTGCAAGCGATTCGAGTGCCGGATCTGGGGTTAGGACTGTAAGAATTTACTATTTGAAAGACGACTATACAGAGGCAACGACCGATGTAATTCTAAACGGAGTTACACCTGTTGCAACATCAGTATCTGACATTTTTAGAATAAACCATATGCGTGCTATTACGGTTGGATCTGGGTATGCTGCAGCAGGGAATATCGACATAAGGCATATCTCAGATACTCCGATTTATGCGAGAATGCTCCCGGGATATACAAGAACAAGGCACTCTGCATATACCGTTCCTGCCGGAAAGAGGCTGTTTATTACGAGTATCGTTTGCGGAGTAAGCAAAACGTCTACAACAGGGAACTCGGGGCTGTTTACGTTGAGGGCAACATATGATGACGAGCTTGGTGCGACCCTTACTCCGGGGCTATTCTTTATGCCTCATTTTGAAGTTAACCTGACAGACCAAGCCTTGGAAAGGCACTTTGAAATTCCAGAGTTTTTCCCATCTACAACAGACCTTAAAATGTCCTGTATCCCGGGTCAGAACTCTACAGTTTGCACAGTATCAATGCGTGGATGGATAGAACCGAACCCATAAAGGAGGATTATATGCCGTTTCATCACAACAATCAGAGGTCAACAGATAACGGATTTTTCATCGATGACACCGGAAGTGGTGCAGAACGTGCGGTGATGAGAGCCGTTGGAAGCGTGAGGGTATACTATACCGGAGGAAAATGGTATAAGCAGATCGATGGCACATCCACTGAAATTACTGTGGAATATGTTCCCACTTTTGCTGTAAGAGCAATATGCTTAAAGAATGCTGCGCAAGTGCATTTTGATATGCCTGCATCTGAGAATGTGGTCGACACTTTTGCTTCTGGAGTTTTACATCCGGTTCAGGTAACTAAGTTATATTTGGATGTGAACACGACTGTGACTTCAATCAATTTCTATGCATAAGAGGACACTATGAATGGAATAGCATCAACTCCATGGTACAAGAAACTTCCTCCCGAAATATTCGGGACTCAGAAGAACTCCTCTCCCACGGGAATTGGTATGCAGTATACCGGGACGGGGCAGAACGGAGTCCTTGAGCCAAGTAAGCCAATCGGCATGATGGAAACATCTCAAGGGCCAAAGATGCTGCACGAGGGCGAGCTGCGCCTTCAGGCATCGGATGGTCGGTTTGCTGTTATTCCTGCGAATCAGGTTCCTCAGAATATGCTGCAGCAGTTGGAGAGTCAGGGGCAGATTGGTGGGTATCAAGGTGGTATCGATGCCCTGAGGGGGTCTTCTACCTACAGGAATTTAAATAATTCAATTTCGTCAACTCTTGGCAATGCTGCAACAGCCGCCAGCAATTTGAACGCTGCTACAACCAACATGCCGACCACTCCTGTTAATCCTGCCGCCTCTATAACTGGCGGAATAAGAAATCCTCTCATGGGATCTTCCTTGTTCAGAGGCCTCCAGAGCGGAGTATCTTCTGCGGGGAATGCAATTGGTGGAACGACAGGAACAGTTGCTCCTCCCATAAGCACTACCATGGGAGCAGACTATGTTCCTCCTAGAACCGGATCGGATTATGTTCCTCCTTCCGGAGACACAACCGGCCTTGATTACATCCGTCAGGGATTGCAGGGGACTGCAGAGGTCGCAGCAGGAAAATCTCCAGAGCTGGAAGCCGCTGCCAACAAGGCGATAGGTCAGTTTGGAGGAGGGGCAGCGGCTGCTGCCGGAGCTACTCGTCAATATGCTGCACAATCAGGACTTTCTGCAGAGCAGGCAAAGAGCCTTGAGCAGGTATATGGCCGGGATGTTGAGGCCGAAAGAAGCAATCTCATGGCAGATACCGCTCAAAAGGCAATGGATCTTGCTGCCAAGGCAAAGGAAGCTCTCATTTCTGGAGGAAATACTCTTCTTAATGCCACTATTACTCAGTCCACATTTGATACTGAGCAGGCCGAACGAGCTGCAGAGACACTATTCTCTCAAGGTGGACAAGAAAACATTCTTGCCGGAGGATCGATCCTTAATAAGGCTTATGGGATAAATGTCGATTGGAGCAAGATGGTAAATGAAGACAAATGGAACACCTTTGAAGACGTAAGAACAAAGTTTGGCAAATATTTTGAAGCTGGATACGATTTCGATGAGGCAAGAGCAGAAATGGAAAAAGATGGAACTCTTGATCTTGCCAGCAGTATTGGAATAGACGACAAAGGCCTCAAGAGCATGTATGAAACCGTTCAGTCTGTTTCAAGCCCTGTTGCCAAATTGTTCAAAACCTATCCAGCAAAAGATCTCATTAGATTTTATCCCGGGAAAAGCGAAAAAGAAATAGAGTCTGCCATGGTAAAATTTTCAGGATTTGACTCTGATGGTAATCTTACTGTGGATTGGGATAAAGCAGATGACTATCTTAAAGGAGTTACTCCTGCTGATTCAGAGCAGTTTTCCGCTTTCATGGAAAGCTTTCCTACTGACCAAGCTGAAAAAATAGACAGTCAATTGTGGATAATGGCAGGAAGACCAAAATCATCCGCAGAGTATCTGTCGTGGTATAACAAAACAGGAAAATCTTTTACTGCCGTACAAGAAATTTTGGACACTCAAGGTTCATTGGTGACATCCACTGGAGAGCTTCAGGCCGGGTCTCTTCCATATATAAGAAATGTCGTCTATGCTGCGGAATCTGATCCTAAAATAGCTGAATTATATCCTCAGCTTTTTGCAGAGCAAAATGTTGATACCATAATTAATGATCCTGCCTTAAGAAGTCAGGTTCATATGGTAGGATCTGGATTTTTCGGAATTCTTAAACACGGCAATCAGAGAGACACTGATCTTTCTGCCCTTGCATCTTCTTGGACAGAGGCGAACAAAGGAAAGGTGGTTACTTTTCCCAATGGAACAAAAGCAATTTTAACAGGAGCAGGAGCAGGGGTTACAGAGTCCCATCTTTCATTTATAGATCTCAAAACAGGGAAGCCTTTTAATTTCTATACGAACGATGAAAATTGGAGTTTAAATAATGACTTGCTAGGAATAACCGATGCCTCTGCCGAAACTGAAACGGCGACAGTTTAGGGCTATCGTTAATAATGCTGCCAACAAGGCAAGAAAATAAAAGGAGAAATAGAGATGTCTTTACCGGCGATAATCTCAGCGGGATCAAAGATAATAGGGCTAGTCCTTCAAGGGTATGGAATGTACAAGCAAGAGAAAGAATCCAAAACTTCTCAGAAGGCAATGGCAGAAGAAGCTGCAAGGCTTGAAGAAAAAGCAGATATAAATGCCCGAAGGCAGGAGTTAAAGGCAGATAAGGCTTTGGCTGAGCAAAAAGCCATTAACGAGCGAACTCGCCGCCTCGAAGAGATGAGAGCAAAGACTGCCTCTACTCTTTCAAACATAGATAGAAATCAAGTTTACAGAAGCAATGTCGCAAGAATATTCAGTAATCCTCAACCGACAGCAACTCAAAAAATTGGTCAAGCGATAGGAGGGCGATGATGCCTAAAATTAACCCAGCTATTTATGGGCCAGCGATAGACTATCAGCGGTCATATTCTGGAATTGGAAATAAGGTGGAAGATGTTGGAGCGGCTGTTGGAGAAGCTGTCGGTCAATATATTCAAGAAAAGAAATACAGAAAGTATAATGACCTTGTTGACAAAGTAAAAATGGGAACCGCAGAATCTCAGTTGTCTGCCATGGAAGAGCTAAAAAAGATGATGGCAGATACAAAGCAATTTAAGGCTACCGCCCTTACCACAGTTGAAGAGTTACTTGCTGGAGACAAAAAGGGCCTCGATATCGCAAAGGCAAAGATAAACGCAGCAAAAGATTCTGAAGCAGTTGCCAAGATGCTGTATGATTTTGCTCAAAGTAAAGCATACCAAGAGACAAAAGGATTAAAAATTAATCCTAATTTTGGAGATTCATTTGAATCTTATCAAAAATATATTGATACTTCTATTTCCGCTCAACAGGAAAAACTTGCTAATGAAACAGCAATGAAGATTGCTCAAGGACAACAGCCGGTCGGAGGCCAACAAGTAACTACAGGAGAACAACCTTCGCAGAATGCTCCTGTTGAATCCGGAAATTGGGCTGATAAGCTTGGAACAACTGGTCAATGGGGTTTGGCTCCGGGTGCCACTCAGCCTGAAACTCAGGTTCCTACGGATTTCAATACTCAGCCAGTTCCGGAAGTTCCACAGGCTCCGCAGGTTCCAACTGCTCCTGCTCCGGTTACTCCAACAGCGCAGACACAGCCAATTGGAGGGAAACAAATATCTTTAAATGAAGCTCAACGAATTGCAGGATTAGGAGGTGTTACGCATATTGGAGCAAAGGCATTTAAAGAAAACCCATATATTGCAAGTCTTCAA